TGTTTCCAAGAAAATTCATTGGAATGTGGAGTTCGTAGCCGCTCGTGGCGTACCCAATTAGCATGATCGCTGACGCCCGACCCTGCGGTGTTTCTCCGGCGATTGGGTACTTAGCTGCCATTAACTTTTCCTCTGCAGTCGCATCAACTTCAAACAACGCCCATTGACCATCTGTTTTAAAAACACGAGCAATGATCTTAGTTTCACCAGGCTTATCACGAAGTCTTAAGCTTACTTTTTTCCATTTATTAGATCCAATCCAATCTTCCCATAATTGAACTGAAGAGTTTTGAGACACCTCGGGAACTGGCTCGGGAACAGGTGGAGCAACCAAAGTCGCAGGAATAGTGGCCGATGGTACATTTGTGTCAAACATGACGTCAATCGCTTGATGAATCTTGTCCATCATCTGATTTGTCGGGATTGTCTTATCCTTCCACAAAGTCGCCATAGTAGTTCCAAATGTCTTCACAACAGCACTACTAAGAAGGTCCTGTCGTTTTGCCCCTGCAGCCAAAGATGCCACATCATAGAACTTCATAAATCGGTGGCTTGTTGAGTCATCGTTCAGCTTGATCGGACACGTTTCCATGATGTCGCAGGGCCCCTTGAACTGTGGATAGAACGAGTGCCGTTCGCGAGCAGCTTGATTCCGAAGTTCCCAACGATTAATAAATTTCTTGAACCCTTTGATACCAACTGCAGCGCGTCCCCAGTCGTGCATGACGATATGATCGCCCATCCATGCAATGTTGTTGAAGTGAGCATCTGTGTGGATCACGTTCTCATTGTTCAGATATGCAACTGCATGGAAGAGTTTCCTGAGTTGTGCAAGAATCTCGGCCTTCGGACGTTGGCTTCGACCTACATCTTCATTCTGACGAAGTGTAATGAAATTGACCTTTCCAGGATACGGACCTGCAGCTTTAATTTCATTATAATTGGCGCTGCAGCTTCTAGGTACATCTGCAGGAGAACGGGGAATACTACGGATATCTGAATCCTTAAATAACGGTGTGCATGTCGCAACTGCCACGTTGAAAAACTTTTCGATCTCTTTATCCGGGTACTTTTCCTGGATACGGTGGATAGCTGCTTTCACTGCTGCTTGATTACTAACTTCTTCTCCGTCCTCTGTTTTCTTATTTACAACTCGTGAGATGTAGTCACCAGGTGGGAGCACCTCAGGTTTTTGAGTTCCAGGAACACACGCAACTTGAGGAGAATAGACACATGTATCTGCGCCTTGTGCGATAAATGCACCACCGCGCCTCATTGTGTCAAACGCAGAAGAATATATCCTCGCAAAGAATAAACATAAATGGGTGGAGGTCTTCTTCAACTAGTCGCTTATGGTGCTCAGGATGCGTACATTACGGGAAACCCCCACATCACCTTCTGGAAGGTGCTCTACAAGCGTCATACCAACTTTGCAATGGAGGCGTTTCGCGTGAACTTCACTGGCGCCCCTCAATATGGACAGCGCGTTGTTGCCGTTGTGAACCGCAACGCTGACCTGATGTACAAGACGTACCTTGAAGTCCAGCTTCCCGACACATCTACTGCAGCAAGTGGAACGGGTGTTAAGTGGACAGCTGCCTGGGAGCGTCGTCTTGGCTACCAGCTCCTCAAGAAGATTGAGGTTGAGATTGGTGGTCAGATCATCGACACCCACTACGGTGAGTGGCTCTTCCTCTGGGAGAACTTGACGTCTAGCTTCGATAACTCTGTCAAGATGGACTCGATGGTAGGTGGATACCTCGGCGGCACGGAGACAACTGCCGTGTCTTGCGGTGGTCGCCCCGCGATCCTCTATATCCCCCTCCAGTTCTGGTTCTGCCGCAACCCTGGTCTGGCCCTCCCTCTGATCGCTCTCCAGTACCACGAGGTGCGCATCAACGTGACTCTGTCCCCTGCAACTGATCTTGTGACTGCGACGACGCCTGGAAGTACAACAGTTTCCGCGGCTGCGGCGAACCTGCCCCAGCTCAAGGACATGTCGTTGTACATCGACTACATCTACCTGGATGTGGATGAGCGTCGCCGGTTTGCCCAGCAGTCTCACGAGTATCTAATTGACCAGCTCCAGTTCGGTCTCCAGCAGACGCTCACAACGTCCTCTGCGCGTATCGACCTTACACTGAACCACCCAGTCAAGGAATTGGTGTGGGTTTTCCAGGATGCCCGCAAGACAGACTGCGGTTCTACGCTCACCCTCAACGCTGGCTACACCCAGCCGTTTAGCTACGACGACATCGCGAACCGTTGCCGTATCCAGATCAACGGACAGGATCGCTTCGACGAGCGATATGGTGACTACTTCTGGAAGGTTCAGCCCTACCAGCACCACACGGGCGGTGCCTTCTTCCCGATGCGCTCCCAGGTGATTGCTCCCGCGGCACTGACGGTCCTTGCTGGCTCGTGCACTGTGACTGGCGATGTTCTTACGGTTGGTGCTGATCCGGCGGGTGGTACAGCGCCACAACAGTTGATCATCGAGGGTGCACTCGTGACGACGACCGCTGGAACTACATTCGCCCCAGGAACGATCATTCAGTCCTACGGAACGGGATCGGGCCAACAGGGAACCTATCAGCTCAGCGAGCCTGTTCTCACAACTGGCACCACCACAGGTCTCAGCGTCATCTTTACGCTCCCGAACTTACAGTACACTCCTCACGAGAACCCGATCAATGTGTACTCGTTTGCTCTCCAGCCCGAGGAGCACCAGCCATCTGGCACTTGTAACTTCTCTCGCATCGACACGACTACACTCGTGTTTGACAGTATCACAACAACTGGTATTGCGAAGCCCACTAAGACGACACCGTTCAACTTCCGTATGTATGCCGTGAACTACAACATCTTCCGGGTGATGTCTGGTATGGGCGGTCTTGCATACAGCAACTAAAGTAGCTTCCTTTCACCAACTAAAGCATTAAGTATAATGATCAAGTTGGTTCTTGTTTGTATTGCAATTGCATGTACATTGTGGGTTCTCTCGCACCCAACAACCTTTTTTAGAAAAGAGGCACCCACTACACGTTTGTATTCGGAAGGCACCCGCGAAGTCCTAAGGTCTGCTGGAGCATTATCGGCGCCGGAAGACCCTTCCCAGGGCATTTTACGTGGTCTCGACCAAGGATATGTCCCATTTCGTGTGAGATAACATATTGACGATATCCATCTAGGTCCTGTCCAGATCGTTTAGTTCCATGTCTCCACCTATGTTCATTGATATGCATCTCGTGACCACCTAACTCTGCACACGACAGAGTGTGGTCGCATCCAGCATCCTTCAATCCTTTCAATGATGATAAATGAATTAGCACGTGAGGCTTGGTATTCACCTCTACAAATCGATATCCTTTTGATTCCCAACCATTGGGATCCGCAAGGCATATTGCAACATCACGTCTAAAGTCTGCAAGTGGAAAATTTACATCGGGATCTACGACCACCAAGTAAGTGATTCTCTTCATTAAAAAATAGGTGTTATTTTATTACCAAGTATCACGTTATCATGCCCCGTTGTGCTCATTGTAAGAAGAAGACCCACCTTGACTTCAAGTGCAAATGCTCAAGTGAAAAAGTGTTTTGTTCTTCATGCAGGACAACGGAGGTCCATGGATGCACGATTGTTTATAAGCCTGTCGACCTAGTTAAGATTGAACCGATCAAGCTTGAGAAGATCTAGCATCCACCAGGAGGTCCATTACCTTCATGCAGAAGAGCATCCATTTCAATGTTCGTAATGAAGTGATTAACGATCTTATCCTTCAGGCTGTTGGTGATATTGAACTCGTTGAGCACAGATGCAACTACACCACCATCTCGCCAGATAATCTCAATGAGTAGAGTTCCTCCAGTCCTTGTTGTAAACGTTGCATACCACATTGGCTCATTGTGTGCCTGAATCACAGATCCAGTTAGAACATTAGGTCCACCTGCAATGTTAATCGTCTTGTTGAGTGCGTTAGTCAGAGTATTCATCATTTTGTCCTACTGACTACTGGATAGTAAAAATCAAATCCATTTTGAATAACAAATGAACGTTCTCTTTGAAGCCATCTTGGTCGGTCTCTTTTTGCTTCCTCTATTCTGGGCAACTGAAAAACTTGGGTTCTCAAAGTGGGTCACAGTGTTCCTCGCAGGTGCACTCTTCCACTTGACTGCAGAGGTTACGGGCATCAACAAGGCTTACACCTTGATGAAGGCTTGAGTTAGATATTTTGAGATTACCTCGTGAGAGGCTATTCGTTCGCCTGTAAAGAATAACGCAAATCTCCCAATATCTGCTGAATCAGGAAGACAGTAACAGAGTATCCTTGCAACCTCTGCCATTGTTAAGTCATTAATTTCAACTGGACCCCATGCCCTTCCCGGATAAGATGTTCGAAACCGACTTCGGGAAGGACAATCATATGGAACGCACGTGTCAAATGCTTTTCGCACAATATCAAATGGAACGGTCTTCGTAGGAAGCTCTTCAAGTGTAGTTAAAAGGAATGCCATTCTAGCTGAGGTCTATTCTTTGACAAAGATCAAATCTGTTTTATCCATACATGAAGGTCTAAAATGGATTTGGTATGTTCAAAATAGACGATATCAGGTAGAATGGCGCTTCATAATGATCAATTTGGACGTATTGCTGAGAAAGCACTCTGTATTGCAAAGGGAATTCCGTTTGTGGGTCCCTTCCCGGAAAATCTAATCGCACCTGCTCAGGCACTTGCACCTCGTTTTGCATGCTTCCTCCCACATATGGATGGGGACTGGACACATACTGCAGCTCGTGGCGCTCGGTTTGACTTTTCAAGTGCAGATAGTCATCGTAGCCTGAAGACGAACACGCGTGACTATAAGATCTGTCCCCAAGTGATTGGACAGACAACTAAGCAGAGGTGGTGCACCCACTTCGGACTTCCTGCGGACACAGCAGATGACACTATCAAAAACTTCATTCAGACTAACTTATCACGAGTGTTGGATGAGGAACACAGACATACATTTGACACAACTATATTCCACTACCACAAGCCAAGCAACACTGCTAAGGTAATCATATCACTTAGACCGATCGACTGGACAAGCAAAAATTTGACCTTTACGAAGAACGGTGATGCTTGGAGGGAGAGTTCTACGCTAAAGGCAAATGGTAAGACGATTGGTGAGTTCCAGATTCACAATCACCGCAACAATGTCAAGTTCAGGTGGAACTTGAAGAACCTAATCGCAGCATTCCCAGATGACTTCCATGTTAGTGTCGTGTGAGACAGAACAGGTACTCTGTTACG